TGGTAGCAAAGACGCCATGTTTGCGCGAGCCGTGAACTCGCCGCAATGCCTCGGCCTCGACGACAAGAACGCTTGGCTATTCTCGACAAATTTTCTCTTTCGGATCCGGACAACATGAGCGACGACAAGAAAAAAACACTGTTTGCAATCGTCAAGCCGAACGCGGTCGCGGATTTTGTGAAGTGGGAAGGAAAAAAGATTGGAAAACTCGAGCGTGTCGAGGTCACGCCCGAACTCAAGAAACAAGTGAATCTCGCTCCGCTCCTCGATTTCTTCGATTGATTTTTTTCTAAAATATGGCCGCTGACATTGCAAATTTTCGGATCGGGAGCGCTGATATTACCCTCGGCGGAACCGCGCTCGGCCATACAAAAGGCGGCGTCGAGATCACCGTCACGCCCGCAATCCACGAAAAGAAAGTCGATCAATTCGGAGAGAGCCCGGTCGCCGTGACCGTCCTCGGCCATAGGATCGAAATCAAGTGCTTTTTCGCGGAGAGTGATCTCGTCCATATTTCGAAAGCGATTGCGGGCGCCACCTACACCGCTGGCGCCACTGCTGGCGACGTCGGGATCGGAAAGGACGCCGGACAAGCCTTGACGGGCGCGACGCTCTTAATCCACCCGCGCGAAATGGGCGCGGCCGTTACTCTTGACTGGAATTTTCTCCTTGTCGTCCCGATCGGCGCGCCGACTTTTGCTTTTAAAACCGACGAAGAACGCGTTTATGAAGTGACTTTTCTCGCGCTTATTTCTCCGGGCGGAACCGACGGCGAGAAGATCGTCCGGATCGGCACAAGCAACTAATCAATTAAATCATGTCTGGAATACCCGGAAAGACTGACGCCCTCGACGCCGCGCTCCCGAAAGAGCGACACGTCGGGAAATATGTCGTCGAGAAATTGACTATCGGCGCGTATTTTTCATTACTCCGTCGCCTCGAAACCGTTCCACGCGACGCGCTCCAAGTGCTCGCCGAGGCTTGGAATGATACAAGCCCGGACTCCTCGGCCGCGGACAATAACGCCCGCGTCGCCGACGTCATGCTCAAATTGATCTCACGCATGCCCGACGAGCTTTTGAATATTATTGTTATTTCTTGCCGTGTAAGTATTGATAAAACATTCGAAAAACACGGGCAAACGCCGCGCTCCTTTACAAAGCAAGAACTCGAGGACGATCGCGAGCTCGGCCTCGACGGGCTCGTCGAGCTCCTCGTCACGATATGGGAAATTAACGACCTGACGACGGTTTTCGAAAGCATAAAAAAAAAGCTTCCGGAGACGGCGCGAAACTATCTCAGAACGCTGGCGAAAATTGGCTCCACGAACTTTTCGACGCCCTCGGCTCCCGTTACGGCTGGTCAAAGCGGCAAATCTTAGAAGAGCTTTATGTCGCCGAACTCCCGTTTCTCATGCAAGCGATCCGGGAACAAAGCGAACAGGAACGAAACGCCCGCTTGCATGACGCCGCAATCGCCGCTCTCGTCCCTCATTTCGAGCAACGCGCGCGGGAGTCATTTTTTGCAAGCCTTGAAAACCCGCGCGCTTTGCCTCATACTCCTACCAAAGAGGAGCAGATCGCGGAGAATAAACGGGCGCTCGCCTTTTTCCAAGGAATTTAATTGATATTATGGCTTTTGACGCGGGCGCGGTCGTCGGCAAGATGAAAATGGATATTGCAGATTTCAAAAAAGGAATCAAAAGCGGCGTCGAGGAAATGAAATCGGGCGGGAAGAAAATCACGGACGGCGTCGATAAAATCGACGACAAGATCAATAAATCCGGCTCCGTTATTGGTAAATGGGGAAAGCTGATCGGCGGCGCGTTTGCCGTCGGCGCTGTCATTTCCGGAATAAGGAACGTCACGCAAGCCTACAAAGAGGCGGAGCTCGCCTCGACACGGCTCGAGACGATCGGAAAGAATGTTTCGAACTTGCGCGACGACGAGATCCAAGCGCTCAAGAATCAAGCCGACGCAATGCAAAAACTCGGCGTGATCGAAGGCGACGCCGTGATCCACGGGCAAAGTCAACTTGCCTCGTTTGCTATGACAAAGGATCAAATCGAGCTTTTGACGCCGAGAATGCTCGATCTCGCCGTCGCAAATAAAGGCGTCGACGCGACACAACAGGATTTACAAGACACCGCGAACAAGCTCGGCGTCGCGATTGCGACCGGGCAGATCGCGCCGCTCAAGCAATCCGGAATCGTCATGACGGAAGCGCAAGACGCGGCTTGGCAACTCGGCAATCAAACCGAGCGCGTCGCGCTTATGGCGGAGATCCTCGACGGGAATTACAAAGGTGTCAATGCGGCAATGGCGGCCACGAGTGAGGGGATCCAAAAACAGGCTTTGAACGCTTGGGGGGATCTCAAGGAAATGATCGGCGGCGCCATTATTCCGGTCATTTCTTATTTAGTCGTCGGGATTAAAGACGTGATTGACTGGCTTATGAATCTTGGCTCGAGTACAAACGAGCAAACGGCCGCCATGCGGGACGCTTTCAGTGAGGCTTGGATATGGATAAAAGATAATGTACTCCCGATTATTGACGATCTTTTCCTCACGATTAAAACATGGATCGACGCTTTTGTTTACGTTTGGGAGGAGAATCTTTTCGGGATCCGTGATATCGCGGTCAATGTTTGGAACCTGATTTTTACCACGATCAAGACACAACTCGAGATCATTGCGGCGGCGATCCGCGTCGTGCTCGCCGTGCTCCGCGGCGACTGGAAAGGCGCTTGGGATAATATTCTTTTGATCGGCGAAATCGCATGGACGCAAATCAAGCAAAACGTCGCATTCCTTTTTGAAGCGCTCAAGGCGATTTTTACCACGGGCGCGGAACTCCTCGGAAAAGCTTGGGATAGTTCTTTGCAAGGTATGGCAAACGTGACGTCGTCGGTTTGGGAAGCGATCAAAAACACGATCAAGGCCTCGATCAACTGGATCATTGAAAAAATAAATTGGGTAATCAAACAGGCGAACAAGATCGCGGGCAAAGTGCCGGGAACGCCGAAACTTCCCGAAATTGCCATGCTTGCCGAGGGCGGGATCGTCACGCGGCCGACGCTTGCTATGATCGGCGAGGGCGGCGAGAGCGAGGCCGTGATTCCTCTTTCGAAACTCGGTAAAATGACGGCGGGCGCCGGACAAGTTTTCAATTTCTACGGAGACGTGTTTTCCGAGGCGGGCGCGCGAAAGCTTATGGAGCAAGCTTTCGCGACCATGCGGCCGAACCTTAAATAATGAAATGGCACAAAATCTATTGATCACCAAGAACGGCGCGACGGAGATTCAGGCAATCGCCGGGACGTTTTCGATCACAAAGGAACTTGATCACCGCTCTTTTTCTTGTGCTTTTCGCACGGAGGACGCGATCGCCGAGAATGACGAGATTGTCGTCACCAACGCGGCCGCGACGGTACTCTTTGCCGGAGTGATCGAAAAGGTGCAGATCGACGGCCGGAATAACCTCACTATCCGGAGCGTCGTCTCGTCCGGCTGGAAACGGCTCTTTGATCGGAAATTGATCGCCGAGAGCTACGCGAATATACTCGCCGGGGATATTGTGAAAGACATAATCGCCAACTGGACGGAGGGTTTTACCGAGGGAACGATCGAGGACGGCGCGACGATCGTCTCGGCGCCGATCAACTATAAAACGCCCTCCGACGCGATCTCGGCGCTCGCGAGCAAGATCGGCTTTATCTGGTATATCGACAACGCCCGCGCCGTGCATTTCAAATTAAGGACGCGCGACACGGCGCCCGAGACGATTACCGACACAAGCGCCAATTTTAAGGATCTCCGCCTTATGCCGGAGGTTTCCGAGCTTGCAAACTCTGTGATCGTGCGCGGCGGATCCTTTCTCTCGACAACGCAAACAAAGAGCTTTGTCGGCAATGGCGAGACGACGGCCTTCCTCCTCCCGGAAAAGCCGAAAGATGTTTCCGTCACCGTCGGCGGCGTCCCGAAAACGCTCGGGATCAAATTCGGCGAGCTCACGCCGACGACCGATTTCGTCGTCTCTTACGAGGAGAAATATATTGAAAACGGGACGCATGCCGTCCTCGGCGCTGGCGTCGTCCTTGACGTCATGTATAAATACGACGTCCCGATCCGGCTCCGCGTGAGGGACTCGGCCTCAATCGCGGCAATGGCCGCGCTCTTTCCCGGTACGGATGGGATCTTTGAAAAGCTGATCGAGGACGACACGCTCGATTCTCGCGAGCTTGCGACGTCACTCGCCGAGGAGCACTTGCGATTATTCGCCAATGCGACGATCAAAGGCTCATTCTCGACGGAAAATGCGGGCTTTGAGCCCGGCCAAGTCTTAACGATCGCGGCGCGCGGCGTGAACACGTCCGCCGTGATCGAGGCCGTGAGCATGGAATCGCTCGCAAACGGCTTTTTTGAGTATCATATCAGCTTTGCAACCGTGCTTTTCGATTTCGAGGACTTTTTGCGCTCGCTCATGACGCGCGGGAAACTCAAGCTCGACGACTCCGAGCTCGTCGAATTGATCGAACTCTTTGAGGACACTTTAACGCTCGCCGAAACGGTCACGCTTTCCGTCGACGAGAACCGCGTCACGGACGACTTAACGCTCGCCGAAAGCTATTCGGTCGCGAACAATTTCGCCGTCGAGTACGTTTGGGCGCCCTATTTTCCGGCAAATCACGCCGACACAAAGCGGCCTTTTATTCTCGACGCCTCTCCGCTGGCGTGATACTCTTTCAATAGTTTTTTTCCGCGTATGTCTCAAGAAAAGTTTTCTGACGATATTAAACTCCGCGGAGAATACACGCTCCGCGTCGTCGGCGCGGACGGAAAGGAGAAAGGGCGGCACGTCATTAAAAACTTGATCCCGGCCGCAATCCGGACGCTCATCTTGGAAAACATGTTTGACGAGACTCCGGCCACAACGTGTCTCGTCTCTCATGTCGCCGTCGGCTCGGGAACGAACGCGCCCGCGGACGGAAACACGCAATTACAAACCGAAGTCGCTCGCGTCGCCGTCACCTCGCGCGCCTTTTCCGGCTCCGTCGGCACGTGCTCGGGAGTATTCCCGGCCGGAACCGCAACAGGAACTCACCGCGAAGTCGGCATTTTCTTTGAGGGAACGGGCGCCGCGAACTCCGGGACGCTCGGCTCGAGGAGTGCGATCAATATCACGGTCGCCGCGCTCGACTCGCTCTTTGTCGATTGGCGCCTTACTTTAGCAGACGCATAGCATGGTTATGCCATTATTTACCGCCGGGAATCCGGCCGCCGCGGCGGATCTCAATACTCTTGCGGATCAAATTGATCAAAACGTGAGCGACATCGCGACAAATCTCGCGGCGCTTAATCAATCGAAAACGCTTGAATTTGCTTTGACGGCGCTTGAGGATATAGCGGCTCGCGACGTCGTCGCTTACGTTCCCGCGACCACCTCGGCGGACGTCGTCGACTGCCTCGCTTATACCGGAAGCAATTCAAGTCTCGGCGGCGCCTCGAATGTCTACGGAATCGGGCAAAGCTTCACCGTTCCCGATCTTATCAATCGGATCACCTCGTTTAAGTTAATGCTCGCCAAGGGAACGGCGACCACGGGCGCGATCGTCGTCAAGCTGTTTCGCGGAAATATCAACAACGGAACCGAACTTTTTTCGCAAGTCGTCAACGTCTCGGCGCTCGCCGCGGGTTATACGTACGCGACCGTCACTTTCACGCCGGGAACGCCGATCGAGGTCAGTTTCGGAGAGCAGCTTTATATCCGGGTCGAGTCAAATGGCGGCATGGACGGATATGTCGCTTGGCGTTATGTCTCCTCGGATAGTTACGCGGGCGGCTCATTCTATCAAGACAACGACATCACAACTCGGAACTATACAACGCAAAACTACGATCTCGCATTTTCAATACAAGGCTATCGCGCCGCCGCCGGGATCGTCAAAGGCGACGCCTCCGACGCGACTCGCGCGCGTGTCCTTGGTTTTGCTCAAGCGGCGATCGCGAAAGACGCCTCCGGAGACATTCAACCTTTCGGCGAGCTTGCCGGGTTTTCGCTGGCCGATTCATATATCGGCGAAAAAATTTATTTATCCGACACGGCGGGAGCAATAGCGACGACGCCGGGAACCGTGACGCGGGAACTCGGGCGCTGTATTTCGGCCGCAAAGATCATTATTTCCCTTTAGGAAGTGATTTTCTTTGATCCCTTGTAATTCGCCGAGCAATACGTCATTCTGAAATTACATATTTTTATTCTGATTTTATGAAACGATTCCTCGCGCTCGCCTCTCTCCTTTCCCTCCTTTTCGTCGTCGCGACGCCTTTCTCTATGGAGTGCGCGGACGGGACGATTTTCTCCTCAAAGTACACTTTCCGCGACTACTGGCGCGGCCAAGAGATTTTGAATTGCCAGAATGACACGGCGAAAGGTATTGTCGACTTGATCCGCGAGGCTCTCGGAAAGTAATCAAACGCAAGTAAGAAACTAACGACCCGGAAAAATGCGACTTTTCATTTTTAGTCGCTTATGGCCTCGAAACTCGTCAATACCGCGTTTAAAAAGTTTATGGACGGAGACATTGATCTCCTCGCCGATACGATTAAATTAATGCTCGTAAAGACGACGCACACGCCGAACATCGACACGGAGGAATTTATCGACGACGTGAGCGCGGACGAGGTCACGCCAAGCGGCGACTATTCCGCGGGCGGCGTCGCGCTCGGGACAAAAACAACGACCGTCAATACAACAAATGATCGTTGCGAATTTGGAGCGGCGAACGTCACTTTTACCGCCGTCGATTTCTCGGCACAATACGCGTACATTTACAAGGACACGGGAACGCCGTCGACGTCTCCAATTATCGGATATGTCGATTTCGGCTCGGATAAAAACTCCGACGGCGGAAATTTTGTCATTACATGGACGGGCGGAAAGGTTTTTTACATCGGCAACTAAACGGCGAGCATTTTGCCAACTCGAAAAAGGTCGCCGCGGCGGCTTTTTTTGTTATGATGACGGCAAGAGTTTTTTAATTCTGATCAATGGCGCGCCTCTTTACTTGCGGTTTCGAACTGCAATCCACGACGGCAAACATGGAACTAACGGACGTATACGACGCCGTTATTAATACAAGCGTCAAGCGCTCCGGCGCGGCGTCAATGAAGATCGGCGGCGCGTCGATCGCGAACGACGCGGCATGGGGTTTTGATCATACTTTTTCAGGAGGGAGCTCGAAAGTTTTCGCGCGCTGGTATATCTACATTGACGCTTTGAATGACGGCGGCGCGGTTACGCTGTACATGGATCTTTATTCCGGGACGACGAACGTCGTCGCCTTGGAATTGACGCGCTCCGGAAGCGTATACACCGTCACGCCATATTATAATAATTGGGACGCAAATCTGACGGCGTTTAATATTTCGACGAGTCCGACGGGCGCGTGGCACTCGATCGAAGTCGAATATGACACGACCGCGGCGAACGGATCGGAAGTTTTGAAAGTGCGTCTCGACGGCGCGGAAATGGCCTCGGCGACAAACCTCAATTTTACTACAAAAACAGTAAATATCATTTCGACGGGCGTTTATAACGGCTCCGGCTCCGCCGTCACCGGGACGACGATTTATATTGACGATATGGTCGTCAATGATTCCTCGGGATCCTATCAAAACACCTATCCGGGAGAATCAAAATTAATTTGTTTGCGGCCAAGCGGCGCCGGAGATTCCGCCTCTTGGGAACGGCAAGGATCCGACTCGGGCGCGAACTGGTCACAATGCGAGGAAATCACGCCGAACGACGCCACCGATTACGTCCGGACGAGCACGGTAAACGCGCTCGATATGTACGCGCTCAACGACTCCGGAATCGGCTCCGGCGACACGGTAAACCTTGTCGCTGTCGGCGTCCGTTTTAACCGCTCGGCGGCGACCTCACCGTCGTTTAAAGTGCGCTGTATTAAAACGGCAAGCGGCACGGAGGCGCTCTCCGCGGCGATCACGCCGAACGCGACATCTTGGAAATCAAACGCGAACGCGGCGCCGATCACTCCGCCGCTCACGCTTTACCAAAACCCGGACGCGGCGGCATGGACGCAAGCGCTCCTCGATACAATGCAGATCGGCGTCGTCGAAACAACGGATAAAACGGCATACGTCCACGTTTCGGCGCTTTGGGCTTATGTCGATTATACTCCGTCGAGTGCGACGGGTATTGACGTTTATCCCTCACTTTTTGGAACCGTCGGCGTATTCATCGCGCCAACCGTGACCGGAGGCGCGGCCGCGGCTCCCTCTCTCTTTGGAAATTCCGGAATATTCATTGCTCCGACCGTGACCGGAGGCGTCGGCGTCAGCATAACGCCGTTTTCTCTTTCAGGCCTTTTTGTCGCTCCGACGGTAACGACGGGCGCGGCGATCGCGGCGGCCGTCTTTGGCGGCGTCGCTGGCTTTCCCGGCGTGACCGCAACCGCTGGCGCGGCGTTTGCCGTGACGGCCTTTTCTACTGTCGGCGCCATTATCGCGCCAACCGTCACGGGCGGCGTCGGGATCGCGGCGGACGTGATCGCCGGAGTGGCCGCTTTCGTCGCGCCAACCGTCACGGCGGGCGCGGAAATCTCTCCGGCCGTGTTTGGAACCGTCGGCGCGTTCATTGCTCCCGGCGTCACGGGCGGCGTCGCAGTTACGATCTCCGCTTTTGGAGCCTCGGCCGCCTTTTTTGAGCCGTCCGTCGTCGTGATTATGGAAGTCACGCCGGATTTATTCGGCCATGTCGGCGCGTTCATTGCTCCCGGCGTCACGGGCGGCGTCGGGATCGCGGCGGACGTGATCGCCGGAGTGGCCGCTTTCGTCGCGCCAACCGTCACGGGCGGCGTCGGGATCGCGGCGGATTTATTCGGCGCGTCCGGGCTCTTTATTGCTCCGACCGTAACTTTCGGCGTCACGGTCGCGCCTGATCTTTTCGGCGTCACGGCGGCCTTTATTGCTCCGTCGGTAAACGGAGGCGTCGGCGTCGCTCCCGATACGATCCCGACCGTCGGCGCGTTCATTGCTCCGACCGTCACGGCCGGGGCGCTCGTGAGCGTGTCAATTTTTGGAAGTAATGCGGCGTTTTTCGCGCCCGAGGTCACGGGCGGAGTATTTGACTCTCCCGAACTTTTCGGAGCAAGCGCGGCGTTTTTCGCGCCGTCAGTGACCGGAGGCGCCGAGGCCTCTCCGACCGTCGTCGGATCCGTCGCGAGCTTTTTCGCGCCAACGGTCACAACGGGAGCCGTCATTTTACCGAGTCTTTTCGGCGGCAACGCGGCGTTTCTTGAGCCGGAAGTTTCGACGGGCGCGGCGTTTACGGTCGCGCTTTTCGGAGCCTCGGCCGCCTTTTTTGAGCCGTCCGTCACGGGCGGAGTCGGGATCGCGCCCGCACTGTTTGGATCCGGATCGGGCTTTTTTGCTCCGACAATCATCGTCCAAGAAACTGTTTATCCGGCACTTTTCGGGACTGTCGCGGGGTTTATTGCTCCGAGTGTCACCACGGGCGCGCTCGTCACGCCCGCGCTCTTTGGCTCTCTCGGCGGAATAATCGCGCCGCAAGTCTATATCGTCACGGCCGCCGATACGATCCACGCCGCAGAGCGAGGCGCTTTTATGCACACGGCAAAGCAACGCGAATTTTCGCTCGCTTGTAAAACGCGCGCGCTTGAGTATAATTCAAGCAATAGATTTTTAGAGATCGAGGCAACGGAGCGAACTTTCACCTTTTCCGCAGAATGAGCAGAATCCGCGAAACGGAATGGACGAGCAAAGAACCGCTCGAAAAGCGAGCAGGCGAGCAGATCACGCGCTCGTCGAATTTTAGTCGCTGGCTTAATACCGGGATAACGGTCACGGGCGCCGTCGTTACGATCACGGACGAGGACGGCGAAAGTACAACGGCGGCCATGATCCACGGGACGCCCTCGGTTTCCTCGCCAAACGTGATTTATACGATCAAGGCCGGGGAGGCCGGAAAAAGTTACACGGTCACATTTACCTTGACGCTCTCAAATAGCGATATAAACATTGCCCGGAAAAAGCTCGTCGTTTCGTAACACCTTTTTTTCAGACAATGGAAAATCTCATTGACCTTTTGCCGGGAGTATTCGCAGCAATAACAACCGGGATTATTACGCTTGCCAAGAATAACAAGAAAATGAAGCTGAATATTTCGCCGCAAATCGCGGCCGGGATCCTCTCGCTTGTTTTTGCGATCCTCATTCGGCTATTTGAGGCGGGCTTGTCGCCGGAACTTCAGGAACTCATTCTTTCGAACGCGCTCCGGATCTTCACCGTGCAACTTGTCATTTATGAGGTATTTATCGGCAAGCGCGGCGTCCGCGGCTTGCTCGGGCTTTTCGCCGGGAAAAAGTAATGGATTTTCTCGGCATTGTTACCGCTGGCGGCTCGATTCTCGCAATCTTTATTTCGGCGTTTGTCTTTTGGAAGTCGGAAACGAGCAAGGTTTTAAAAGCCGAGCTCGAGGCATGGAAAGGACGCTCGGAGCGAGTCGAAGGCGAGAACAAAAAGCTTTTCGCCGACAACGCTTTTTATAAAAAGAAAATTGAGGAGATCGAGCAACGCCTCAAAAAATATGAGGAAATTTTTCAAGGCCGCGACCCGGCGACCGTCGGCGCGTTTGAACAATTCGGCGCCATGATAAAGGAGTTTTCGGATATTTTTCGCAAGCATGACGAGCGCGACAAAACAGAGCTGAAAACGATTAGCGAGCATTTAAAAAACGTGACGGCGTCAATGGAAAATATCGCCGCACTATTGCAACCGCAAGCCGTCCCGGCTTAATTCATATTTACTTTTTAGAATATTATGTTTGATAAAATACTGATCGAAGCAGGTCACGGACTTTCAGCAGATAAAAAGAATGATCCCGGCGCTATGGCCGCGGACGGAACAAGTGAGCGCTCGATCGTCGTCGCGGTCGCGAAACGCCTCGCCGACATGTTCCCGGTCGCGCGGATTACAACCGTCGGCGTTTTCGACGCCCTTTCGCTCGACGACAAGATCGCGCGGATCAATACAATTTGTCAGCTTGAGCGCTTCACACGCGAGAAAACGCTCCTCGTCTCTTTGCATTGTGACTGGAGCGGCGCTCCGGACGGGATTTCCGGCTATTTCAAGAGCGGCGATATTCTCTCGCGCGCGGCAACCGAGACGCTTCTCGCGACACTCTCCGAGGAGATCAAACAAAATGTTTTGAATATGCGCGGCGACAAAGAGAGCCGTTTCGGGCGGCTTGGGATCGTCCGCGATACGACGCCCGTTGCGTGTCTCGTCGAGATCGGCTCGCTCCGGAAGGACGGCGACGAAAGCGACGGCCTCGAATATCTGATCAAGCCCGAGAATCAAGACACGATCGCGCGCGGCCTTGCCCGCGGGATCGAGCAAGTGACCGGGATCCAAACGATAAACACGGAAGTTTCAAGCTTTGCCGTCCCGTCCGTAAAAAAGGCCATTGTTCGCGACATTGCAACGGACTGGAAAAATCCGCGCGAGATCGTCGCAACGGAAACCGTCGAACATATCTTTCATAAATTAGGAATCATTTCCGAGGTCACGGGAAACGGCTTGACGAAAGAGCGTTTCATTGTGGCACTTGATCGCCTCAAGCTTTTAGATTTATTCGTCGAAAAATAAAAAAGGCGGCTAAAGAAAGCCGTTTTTCCAGTGCTTTATCTATTAAAACAAATTGTCTTGTTTTGTTTTAGTTTGACAAGTGTTGTCATTCTATGCTACCATAGAAAGCGATTTACCTTTTTTATATTTAAATGCCCGAACAAATTATCCCCGGCGCGTACGTGATTGTCCGCACGCACTCCGCTGGCGTCTTTGCCGGAACGCTAAAAGAGCGCGACGGAAAGGAGGTCGTACTTACGGACGCCCGCCGCTTATGGTATTGGGACGGAGCCGCGTCCCTTAGCCAACTCGCCAATGAAGGCGTCAAAAAGCCGGACAACTGCAAATTTCCCGCCGAAGTGCCGGAAATACTGTTGACCGAGGCGATCGAGCTGTTGCCGTGCAGCGACGAGGCCAAAAAATCTATTGCCTCCGTAAAAATATGGAAACAATAAATATGCGCGGCGACGGCTCCGGCTCCGGCTCCGGCTCCGGCTCCGGCTACGGCTACGGCTCCGGCTCCGGCGACGGCGACGGCGACGGCTCCGGCTCCGGCTACGGCTCCGGCTACGGCTCCGGCTCCGGCTCCGGCTACGGCTCCGGCTCC